CCTATTCCTGTAAGAAGTTATGACGATGTGCCGCTTCCTCCCATTGTTCCTCTTTATTATTCACGCATACCAGATAGTCCAATGGAAGGCTACTCTTCTTTATTCCGTATCTACGACCAAATCTTTGAGAAGAATATTGTTCGTTCCTTCTGGGCTAATGCTATTCGTAGAGACTCCAGACAATATCTTTACAAAGAAGGTGCTATTGATGAAGATGCATTAGCAAAGATTACTGCTGGTGTAGATGGTGCGATGATACCTGTTGATGCTGACTCTCTTGATGGTCTTATTAAAGTTGTAGAAGTTCCACCACTTTCTTCTAACTTTGACCGATACTTGGCGGCTATTGAATCCGACTTACAAAGAGGTTCAGTATTGGCTCCCTTTACAAGAGGAGAAGCAACCAAAGCAACAGCCACAGAAGTAGCAGCACTCGCAAACTATACGGCTAGTGAGATTGGTAAAATGGCGAGAGAGCGTGATGAAGCAATCGAACTAATGTCCCAGATTTATATTCGTATGTTGGTTGACCTTCTTAAATCAGAAGACGCAGAAGATACTGTGATTGCTGATGGAGAAGTATATAGAGTAACAGCAGAGAAGTTAGAAGGTAAGTTCCGCTTTGCTGCCTCAGACCAATCTAATACTCCTGTTGCTTCTATTATGAAACGTAATGAACTAATCCAACTTCTTCCTGTTCTCCAAGGATTAGGCATTGACCCAACAAAGATTAAAGAACAAATCATCCGTCAGTTTGATTTACCCAAGTCATTTGGAGAAGAGCCACCACCCGCTCCTGTTGCCCCTCCAACCGCTTTACCACAAGCACCTATGCCTACACCAGAAGATCCATCACAACTTCCTTCTGCTGCCCTTGCAGAGCAGTTAGCACAGAGCATCCCAACTATGCCTACAAGCGCAACACCAGAGAGGGTTTAATCAATGCCTATTTATGATTATATGTGTTATACCTGTAAAAAACAAACAGACAGATTAGTTAAGTTTGAGAATAAAGATATTCAATATTGTTCCATCTGTGATGATAGACTAAAACCATTAGTATCTGCTCCTGCTAAAACTGCTGGTAAGTGGGGAGATCAAACTGGTAAGTGGGGAGTTAATGGTTTCTTTGATAGAGGACTTGGAGCCACCTACTATAACTCAATGGAAAGAGAGAAGATTGCTAAAAGCAAAGGTCTTGTTCCACTTGAAGATGTTGGTGGAGATAGTTTTATTGATAACAGGTTGGCTGCTGAACTTAATATCAAAGCACAGCAAGACAAAATACTAAATGACTATCTAGGTAAAGTAGAAGAATATGGTGGCACTATCCAAGCAAAGGTTAGAGCAATCGAAGAAATACTACCAGCAAAAGATTGTCTTGGCGCAACAGGAAACGTTGATTTACTTTCAAGAAATATAAACACAGGAGAAATAGATAATGGCTAAACAACCAATGATAGAAATAGAAATCGGTAATGAAGAAGAAGAACTTAAAGGTATGGATGAAAAGTATAAGAGCGAGATTGAAATGGGTAAGGAAGAAGAAGACGCTGGCTTTATGTCTTTACTACAAGGCGTAACCCTTTCTCCTAAACCATTAACAGGATTAGTTAATGCTCTTAATAAAGTGCTTCCTCTTTTTGGAGCACCTACAATAAGCGGAAAAGAACTTTCTGTTGATGTAGTTAGAGGATTGGCTATGGTCGCACAAGCAGTAAGTGATGCTGCTGAAACAGAAGAAATCCCAATGGAACTTTCATTTTCACTTGAAGATTTACAAGGTGGAGACACAGCAGCACAGATGGTTGCTGGTAAACTAGACCGTCTATCAAAGACAGGTTCATTTAGAAAGTTCTTAAAGGCTAAGCCAACAGAAACTTCTACTCCATCTAACCAAGAGCCTATGGGAGATCCTATGGCTATGGCTAAAACAGAAGAGCAATCACCAAACATAGAAGCACTTTTTGCTTCTCGTATGTAACAATAAAAAAGGAATAATAAAATGGAAGAAGTAAATGGAACTGCCGAAGTAGGCACCACTCCCGAAGTAGTAGAGACTACCCCTGTATCTGATACAAATGATTATCAAATAACTCTTGAAGAGTTAATGTCTGCTGATTTTGGTGAAGACCCTATTATGTCCCAGACACACAAAGGTCTTAAACCATATAATCAAATATTAGAATCTATACCAGAGGACGCAAGAAAACTTGTAGCAAATCTAAGAAGTATGGTAACACAGAAAACACAGGAAGTAGCAGAACAACGTAGAGGATTAGACGCTGAAAGAGCAAACCTTATTCGTGAAAGAGAAATGCTTTTGTCTGGAAACTTTAAGGCACAGATAGATGAACTTGCTAATAGACCCGTAGCAGAAGATCCTTGGTCCGAAGAAGGTATGCAGTCAAGGATACAAACAGAAGCAGCAAAGATGTTTCAGCAAATGCTTAATCCTTTACAGCAAGAGTTAGAGCAAGCAAAGAGAGGAGCACAGTTAGAAGCATTTAAGTCTGCTAATCCAGACCTTCTATCTTACAAAGAAGACATAGCAAAACTTCTTATTTCAAGAGAAGACCTTAAACTTGAAGATGCTTACTATATCGTCAAGGGACAGAAGGCTGCTGAGTGGGCTGGAAAAGAAAAAGAAGCAGCAAAAGCAAGAGTATCTGCTACTGCTAAAACATCAACAGGACAGAATATAAATGGTGTAACTGTTCCAAAGTTTAAGGATGCTTGGGAATCCTACCAATGGTTTAAGAATAATCCAGAAGCATCAGCATCAGTAAATAGAGCAGGCAATAAGATAAGAAGATAAACTTGACGTTTCATCTATCTATTAGATAAACTAAAATAGTTTTAGACCTCCTTTGTTGGAACACTTCTAATACATTTAGTTGTCTCTCATAGAAGAACAATCTTTAAGAACTCTTTTGTCTGCACACAAACTAAATGTATTTTAACAATGTCTAACAATAAGGAGACAACAAATGGCTATAACTAATGACCTCTTATCATCCACCCTATTTTCAATAAGAGATGGTGAAGTGGATGAACTCTTCAAGAAAGTTCCTTTTCTTGACGACGCTAAAAAACACGGTGGTATTGAATACGAAGATGGTGGTATCAAAATCCAACGTCCGCTTTCAGTAGCAGAACACTCAACTATTTCTCTAATGACTACTGGTTATGAGCCAGTATCACTAGCAGTAGCAGACGTTCTTAAACCAGCAATCTATGATTGGTGTGACTTCGCTGCTCCAATCGTTATCAGTAAGAAAGAAGAACTTGAAAACTCTGGCGAGAAAGCAGTTGTAAAAATCGTAGAAGCCCGTATGCGTTCCGTTATGTCTCTTCTTCGCAGAGAACTTAACAAACAGATCATCGGTGGTTCTTCTGCTACTCTTACTACCATGAATACTCTTAACGGCTCAACCGCCGGAACAAACAAGTTCCTTGAACCTCGTGTTCCCGGTGCTACCCAGACTTCTGTTGTCGGTGGTCTTGCTAAGAATACTCTTAACGTTCCCGGTTTCTTCAATCAGTTCCAAACTGCTGCTGGTGCTTTCGGCACAGGTGGACTTGGTGCGATGCATAATATCTATACTGCTGCTAACGTTATTACTCCTATGGGCGAAATCAACTCCGTCATAGCATCAACCGCAGCCTTCGCAAACTATAAGAGAACCTTATTCCTCAATGAAAGATACATTGATGAAAAGACACTTGATGGTGGACGTATGGCTCTTGCTTATGCTGGTGCTGTTGTTTCAGCAGATAGCGATATGCCACTTAACGGTGGTGGTGCTGCTGTTTACTCAATGTATTTCCTCAACTTTGATGGCATCAAAATGGTAATACACAAAGACGGTGACTTTGCTGTTTCACCATTTGAATATATCACTGGAACAACTGCTCGCGCAGCCACAGTATATTTCAAGGGACAACTTATCGCTGACCATCTTGGTTCCCAAGGTGTTCTAATCAACGGCGACGTATTCTAATCTAACTTAAAAGGAGATAATATATTATGGCTACTTCAACATTACTACAAAAGTTAGACCCAGTTACAGACCCATTGGTTTCTGGAACTGTTGGGTCTACCTCTACCACTATGGACAGAGGACAATATGAAACCTTCATCGCAAGAGAAACACTTGTTGTTGGCGATTGGGTTGCTTTCGATTACGCTGCTACTGCTGCTGCTGACGTAACACTTGGCGTATTTAAAGCAGACGGAAACTCTACACCAGTTCGCACACCATTCGGTGTTGTGGTTAGTGCAGATTCTACTTCTGGTCTACTTACTTCTGGTCAACGTGTTCGCGTCTGTATCGCTGGTGTTTGCTCTGCTTTCGTTGGTGACAACGCAGCCGCAGGTAACGCTATCGGTATTCTGCTTCAAATCACCAATACTGCTGGTGCTGCTGACCTTGCTGCTGCTGCTTCAACACAGCCTGTCTGTGGTGTTCTTGCAGAAACTGTTGCTCCCGCTGCTGGTGTTACTCTGAAGCGTGTCGTTGTTATCAAACAGTTCTAATCTAAGGTAATAAACAACCCATCAAGGAACCTAATAAATCCTTGGTGGGTTTTTATTTATAGACAAAACCAACATTAGTAGGAGTGCTTTATATGAACCTTCAAGACTTACGAAGTAAAGTAAAAAACATTACAGATTACTCACCAGAACTACAAACTTATCAAGATCAAGTTGATGATTTAATCAATGATGCTTACTATTCTATCTGGTCTTCCAAGCGTTGGAAGTTCTCCCAAGTTCAAGACTTTATTAAGATATATCCAGACCTTACTTTTGGATTAACAGGTAAAAACGCATCAGTCCAAAATGGTTCTCGTAGAGTAGTTTTCTCTGGTGCTATTCCAATACTTCTTGCGGAAGTATCACTTGGGCCATTTTCTAATCACGACACTTCTAAATCATATGGTTCTGTTGGATCTGCTTATGAAGGAGAAGTCTTTGAGATACAAGGTAGAGAATACACAATCCTTAAAATAACTTCTTCTACTGAACTACATTTAGCAGAACCTTTTCGCGGAACAACGGACGTAGATGATGAAACTTATGTTGTTAAAAAACGCTTTTATGACCTTCCAGAAGATTGCCTTGAACTTCTTAATCTATCTCAACGTGACTCTCCTGCTCCTACTAATGGTGGTCGTCCTGTGTTTGGGAAGGTATCTGGATTATCTAAACGTAGAGAAGAAGAAATAAACCTTCGTGAAGATTATACTGCTAACTATGCTGAGTGTTATATCGACACTCCACCTATTAATGTTCCCCCAGCAGAAAAGTTAAAACTACTTTCACAGGCTTATAGTGCTGGTGCTACTATTCCAGCAGATTACTATATAGAAATCTGTTGGGCTTTCTATTATCTTGGAGCAAAGATAGGTCCACTATCAGAACCTTTGATTGTTAAATCACAAAGCGCACCACAAAGCGGTCCATCTACTTCTGCTATTACTTTACAGTTTTCTACCTTTGATGATAAAGCAGTAGCAGCACAAGCATTTGCTACCTTAACTGACTACGCACCAAACAAGTTTGAGGGACTACGCAAAGTTCTTTATTACAACTCTAACTTTAATCCAGCCACAGGAAAAAGATTAGGACTTCCTGTTTGGAGAACAATAACATTTGGTTCTCTTACTGGTTCAGAAGGAGCAACAGCAGACGCACATAGACCTCTTGTTGTTGATGATGAAAGTTCATCAGTTGTATTACAGTTTATTAATAGTTTTAATGGTGGTAATCCTCGCTATGTAGAGTGGGATGGATCTATTCCACGCATTAGACCTTATCCTCGTATCAATGCTTTTGACTTCTATAACCCAGCAGTAACAGGTGGAGAGTTAATACCAAGAGCAGACGAAGAATACTTCCGTAGATTAGAAGTTCGCTATATGAGAAAACCACTTCGTATGGGTTTAGCAACTGATACTCCGCAAATGCCCTATGAGTTCCACCAACTTGTTATCTATGGTGTGTTAGAAGATATCTATAACAAATCTGGTAATCTAGATTTAGCACAAAGATATAATAAGAAAATAGAAAAAGCAATCAAAGGTCTTGAAAGAAGATACATAGATAGTATTGATACAACTTTCATAAGAGGTTCATTTACTATTGGAACAAACGGCTTTCCTTTCTATGATCCAACATCATTAAAGTTGACACCATAATGATAACCAATAGCACTAACGAAATAGAGGCTCTTGGGATTGACCAACGATATAAGGCTGCTCCTAATGCTGCTTCTAATATTGAAGGACATTTTCATCCAGACCCTAATGGTGGAGGATGGATTAACGATAGAGGCATTGAACCTCTTATCCCTCTTGAAACTACTATTACAATCCCAACAGCAGATATAAGTAAAACATTACAGCCTGTTAGGTTTCTGTCTGTAATATCTAGACACCAAGCAGCAGAGACTTATTATCTCTACGAACAGAACGGTGACCTTAAATATGATATGGGTAATAAAGGAACAGTAGGAGGTGTAAGGCAAACCTCTGTTCTTTCTTCTGGTAGAAAAATCCCAAAGCCAGATGATTGTGGAACACAGATTACTACCTATGGAAGATTTAATCTAATCGTAAATGGTTTTGATAAAATGATTAAGTGGTGGGGAAGAGAAGCCTACTCTGACTTTGGTTTTATTTCTCCAACTCCAACTCCTTCTGTTGCTGATGTTGATACAGCATATGCTATTTTTTATGATGGTGCTGTCCCACAACAAAAACTAGAACTCCTAACTTCTGGTAATACTTGTATTAGATTTACTAAAAATAGTTATCAAGGATTAGGGACCACAACCAAAGGAGACATTAATCGTTATGATTACAAAATCTCTTTTATTACAGACACAGGTTCAGAGTCTCCCTTATCTGATAGAGCAACAGTAAGTTGGACTATTTCAACCGAAACAATAGGAGGCACTAGTGTTTATCGACCATTACAACCAGATTATTCCGAAGGTAAGTATGGTGTATTTCTTACAGACTTTCCTATTGGACCAAAGGGAACAGTAGCAAGAAGAATATATAGAACTAAAAATAGAAAAGATGGTTTAACTGGTGCTGGTGAAATCTATTATCTTGTAGAGCAAGTAAATAATAATAGTCAAAATCACTATACTGATGTAGTCCCAGACCAAGATTTAATAACACTTGCTCCATCGGTAACAGAGTCAATAGTTATTTCTTCTCAATGGAAACATTGTGCTACTTGGAATAACTCTGCTTGGCTTGGTGGTGGAGAACAAAATCCCTATGGTATTATCTACTCTAAAACGGGCCTTCCAGAGCAGTTCGGTTTAGTAGACTACTTTGATGTAGGCTTACGAGAAGGTGGTGCTATAACAGGATTGGTGCCCTTCTACGATGTTCTATTAGTATTCCGTGAACGTGCAATAGAAATAATAACGGTTGGTGGTAATGGTGAGTATGTAATCTCTACTCTTGACTCAAACATAGGAACAACTGCTACCAACACAATCAAACTTGTTGCTCGCTATGGTGTAATGTTTCTTTCCAAAGATGGTATCTTTGCTATCACAGGTTCTGTTCGTGGTGGTTCTGTATATAAAGTAGTTCCTATGTCTAGAACAATAGAAAAAGAAATGAACCGTATTTCAATATCGGCCCTACCAAGAGCAACTGCTACCTATTCAGAACGAGAGAAAGAATATTGGGTTCACTATCCTGTTGATGGAGATACAGAAAATAGCAGAGGATCAGTATTTCACGTTCTAAACGAACAATGGTCTTTCCGTTCGGGAGATGGTTTTTATAGTGATGATAGAGGTATGCCCTTTACTTGTATGGCTACTGATCCTAGTGGCTGGATAATCATTGGACTACTACCTAACATTGGACCAGATATTCAAGGTAGAAGAGGAAGTCCCGGTATTGGATTACAGGTATGGTCTGCTTCTAGATTTGTAGGACAATATCTTTCTAATCCAGTAGTTAATCAATCCAACACAACCTTCAATGTAAACTATATAGCAAAAGAAAAAGATGTTTGGGAATCAGTATGGACTGACTTTGGAGACGATACTAAAAAGAAAAGGGTAATGTCCGTAGAGTTAGAAGTTATTACAACAGGCAATAATCCTATCACATTAGATTGGGCTACTGATTGGGGATACACTTATACTACGTCTGGAACTCAAATACCATTACGCCCAGAAACAATAGAGACTGCTTCTTCTGAACCTGTATATCAATCTGGAACAGAACTTAACTCTGCTACTTGGGATAAGTCTGTATGGAGCCAAACACAGGTTACTCGTATTCGCTGGGATATAGGAACATCACTTTGTTCTAGTTTTAAGTTTCGTTTATCTTCTGCAAATCTATTACAAATCATATCATATCAAATAGAAGTTGTTGGTTCACAGAATAAAACTCTTAATCAAAAGGGTGCTTCATCAAGGCAATAAACTATTTTCATTTATTTTCATTACGACTTGCAACAATGAACGAAATATCTTCCTTATACTAGTATAGGGGAGAAGAGAAGGAACCAACAAAAGGAATAAACAATGGCTAGAACTTACACAACAAGAACACTACTTCCTCTGGGACAAGCAAAAGAAGAAGATTTTAACTTTGAGATAATGGGTTCACTTCAAGAGTTCAATGGACAGTTAGATCAACACCAACTTCCTCTCCAACAAATAACTTTTGATAAGATTAAGCAACCTACTTCTTCTACTCAATATGCTTCTGTTGATGGAAGTTATACTTCTTATATGACTACTCAATCTTATTCCCAGACAGAACATGTTGTTGGTAATACCCTTGCCAGATTAGAGTTTAACAATACACTTTGGAACGGTCCTAATGCTTGGATAAGATTAAGAGATGTTCTATTAGATGATAGCGTAAATGTTGGTGGTGCTCAACTTACTTTTAATGCCCTTGAAGGTATGCTTGTTGGATGTGCTGTAATAGATTTCTTCTTTGATCCCGGAGAATATATATTTACTACTGGTGAACCTGCCCTAACAGCATATAGATTAATAGCATATGACGAACCCTACTATATTGAGTGGGGAGTATTTATTGATGATGTTTGTGTTAGTCAGTCTGGTGCTATATGGCCCAGAAGGATGACACTTAATCTTCCTTTTAATGCTCCAACCTCTTCTAAACTTTGTAAGATAGATATTAGATTTAAGATAGCATTTTACGATACTGTTGGAGATAGTCAGCAATCTGGATACAACGTTGATAGAGAACAAGGTTTACAATACCAAGGTGGAAATCTTTGGGTTAGAAACCAATACAGATAGGAGAAGATAATGTCGCAAGTAACAACACTATATACATATAAAGCAAAGGTAGGTGAGACAATATCTTCTGCTAATACAAACAATCTTTACTCAAATATTAATACTGCTTCTACAACTATTAATGCTGATAACACAAGAACAGAAAGTATTTCCAGAAGACACTTATTTGACCTTTTCCAATCAACACTTAATCAACACGTTACCTTTGGATTTATTCAAGACGTAAACCAATACCTAGCAACAGGAAACTATAACACAAGTATTATTTATACTGATATAACGCACGGTGTTCTTTGTTCTCTTACTGCTCCAGCACCATATATTTTAAGACCAAATGAAGCAATAAGATTGCAGTTTTCTGTAATGGTAGAAGCAGCAACAAAAGGAACTGATAGTGGATTTGATTTTGCATTAGAAACAAATAACTATTTCTTCCGCTTCTTTGTAAATATCAACGGTGTATTAACAGCAGTATCACCAGAATACGGATACTCTTTGTTAGCAGATGCTCAACCAAGCCAATCTAACTATGCTCCATCTCAAACAGAAAACAATGCTTCGTTCAGCGATATAGCAACTAACGATTTGATTGTTCAAGTTAGAGTAGCACAATCATATATTTATATAAACAAAACAAACTCCGACCAAACCATTACAGAAATGAAACCAAGAATAAGGGTTCAAGTTCCCCAAGGTGCTGCTACTGCTAATACCATTACATTAAAAGAGTTTGAGTTTGTTGCGATGGGAGTTAAATAAAATGGCTTATACACCACCAGTAGTTTTTACAACAGGGACACCAGTAACCGCTACTGATCTAAATACTAACAATGATGCTTTACGAAAGTATATAAACAAAGATGTAATACAAGGAGACTTAGCAACAGATACTTTTGGAACAACCGAGTTCATCAAAGGTGAGTTTGCTAATGTAGTTCCAGACCATCAGTTTACTACTGGTGATATTTATACACAGAATAAGTTGGCTAATAATACTACGGATAGATCTTGGTATACTTCTACCAATAAACCATTACTTCTTTCTCAATGGGGAGAGAAGGAACAAATCCAAATAGTAATGGATACAGGTAAATCTATTTACTTTGAGGGTAATAATGGAAGTGCCGTAGCATCAGGCGAAGCAGCCAAGTTAGTTATCACAGGACATATTGGTGTTAGAAACTATAATCAATATGTCTTTGCTGGTAAGAACGGTGGAGCAGATAGTATATACGCTTACAATGAGTTTGTGACGACTGTGCCAAGAAGAGGAAGAACACGTTTTTGGTTGGTATTTAAGATAGAAGGCTTAACTGATGGATGGGTTATAGTTAATCATACACTAGGAAAAGTTTGTGGTTATGAAGATACACAAAACTCAACAACCGAGTATGCTACTAGTTACTTAAAAGATAGAAGAGTTATTCCCTTTCTCTATAAGGTTGATATCCCAAATCTATGGACTTCTATTTCTCCCGCACCAATGCCTCAAAACCTTGCTTGGAGATTTGCTATTGCCGTAGAATCATCAGTAGATTTAGGTTGGGTTAATCACAGAATAATGCAGTATGAAGTTTTCTACGCATAATAGACAAAGACAATAATAATAGGAGAATAGTAAATGACCCAAGAACAATACCAACAATATTACAAAGATATTGATAAAGCACAAAGAAGTCCAGTTATTGGAGGTGTAGCGGGAGGTGCGGCTACTGGTGCTTCAACTGGTATGGCTATTGGATCTATAATCCCCGGTGTTGGAACAGCCATAGGTGGTGGTCTTGGTGCCTTAGTAGGAGGTATTGCTGGTGGTTTTAATGCTGCTCCAAACGTAGCAGAAAAAGAAAATGCTATGCAGTTAAGAGAACTTTTGCGTAGACAAGAGTTAGGCCAACTTGGTTTAACAGAAGAAGAAAAGCAAAGAATATATAGCGAACAACTTGGAGCAACTACAAAAGCAGCACAAGACGTTAGAGCAGGACAATCTGGTATAGCGGCTTCTCTTGCTACTGGTTCTGGAAGAGCAGCCATAGATAGAGCAATACAAGAAGAAAGTGTTGTTCGTGCAAGAGCATCAGCAGAACAATCAGTAGCAGCATTAAACTATAAGAGAGAAGCGGCTGAAAAAGAAGAGATAGATAAACGCCTTGGTATACTTGGTAAACAAGAAGATGAAGGTAGAAAGGCTACTAGTGAGGCTGGTATAAAAACTGCTACAATGGCCGCACAAGAAATCCAACGTATTGCTAATGTTCGTGGTGCTAAACCAACACCAGAACAGTTACAAGGACTTGCTGCTTACACAGGTTTATCACCAGAACAACTTGGTCCAGCATTAGAATACTTTGCTGCTAATCCAGAGTCAGCATCAATACTTACAGAGATACTAACGGCTGGTGCCGCTGGCGTAGTAGGAGCAAAATAAAATGCCTAAATCATCAGAGCAACAACTTAAAGAAATGTTAAAGGGAGGAGATACAGTAGGCTCCCAATACGCTTCTTACTATACTGATATTGGCTGGCAGCGTTGGAATATTTCTGCCGCTATTGTCGCTCAACAAGTAGCAGAAAATAAGTTAGAGTTTGTTAAAGCATCATCAGTTTACGAAAAAGAAATAACCGCTATCCAAAAACGTAGAGGGGATTTAGAAAAACGTTTAGCAGATATATCTATTAAGAAAGCCGCTGCCGAAATCAAAAGAGAAGACGCAGAGTGGAAAGAAACAAACACAAGATTAAGAGAACAATATAAAGCAGTAGCAAAACTAGCTCGCGATGCTGCTTATGTTCCTGCTAGTTCTTATTCTTATGGTTATTCTAAAACATATGGAACGGGAACTGGTGCTGCCGTAAGAGCCGCTGGTGGTCGTGATGCTCTTGATGAAGCGATGGATGATGTAGGCTCTGATCGTGGTCTTACTTCTAAACAGGCTTATGGTAGTGCTGTTAGTTTAACTACTGATTATGCTACTGGTGCCGCTCAACTAAAAGATATAAAGGCTAGAATAACAGCCAGACAACTTGATGGAACGCAATATGGTGCTGGCGTAACTCTATATGGCGCACATCGTTATATGGTTTCTAAACTTGCGAAACAACTAAACTTACCAGAAGACGCTGTTACACAAGGATTAAACACACAACTTAACGATACAGATATAAGTAATGATATAGCATATGGAGAAAAAGTAGTAAAAGAAAGAGCAGAGAAAGGAACTTCTGATAAACCCCAATATGATAAGACTTCGGAAGAAAGAGGCGGCCTAGACAGAAAAGGCGGCTCTACTGGTTCATACTATAAACCTTATGGTCTTCCTCCAATGCTTCCTGTTGATACCCAAGGAGTAGATCTCAAACCATTAGAAGATGCCGAACTAGAAATCAAACAACAGATAACAGATTTAGCAGGAGAAAAAACTACACTCAAACCTGTTCTTGAACCTATTGATGTAATCACGGCTACTCGTAATGAGTTTATGAATAAATACGGTCAAGCACCAAGAGGAACTACCTTACGGATGGGTGGAGAAACTATTGGTAAATACAAAGACCTTATGCCTTATGAACTTACAAACGCATTAGGTAAAGTTAAAACTTTCTTTGGAAACTATATTCAAGACGAACTTACTGCTGCTAGAACCCTTGCTGGTAAAGACGTAGAGTTAACAACTGACCAGTTTAATGCTGCCGTAGAGTTAGGTAAGAAGAAAGCAAGAGACGTTCTATTCTCTGGATTGGCTAAACGTGATCCACAGTATGCTGCTGCAACTAGTTCTCCTTCTGCTGTTGCTGGTGCTGCTAGTGTAGTTCCTTTTCCAACAGACGAAAAAGGTTGGAGTTCTGTTGGTGTTGTAAAAGGTGCTGATGCAGCGGCTTATCAAAAAGCAAAAGAAGATTGGGCTAGAAGTAAAGGTATGGAGATACAAACAAGAGAAGGTGTATTAGCAGAAGCACAAGATAGAATATCAAAATACAATAGAGATGTTCCAAACCCTTATGCTCAAATAGAAAGAGATATGGTTACTGCTAGTGGAGAAGGTATACTTCCAGAAATAGATAGTGCTATGCGTGAAGTTAATGCTCCTATTGCTAGCATCGCACGCCGTCGTCAAGGATTAGAGTTTATTAAAAATACACAGCCAGAGTTCTACCAAAGTGAAATGGCTAAACTTGATGAAGAAGAAAGAAATATATTAAAGGCACCTCCACGAACTCCGTCTGAATATGAAATGTTATTTAGAGACAGAGTTCTTCCTACACCAATATCGGCTGAAACATTTACTCCTACAAGAATAGTTCCTCCTGCTCCCGAACTTGGAACTAAACCAGAAGGCGCAATAGGTCCAATACCTACTCCTCCAATAGAACCTCCGCGTTCTGCTACTGATATTCTGCTTCGTGGATTTAGACCAGAACTAGATAGAAGAACTGGTGAACTTATTACACCACAACTTACACCACAACAAAGACAAGATGCTATTGTTGGTATGACTTCTGGTTCACAACAGGCTGCTTTATTCCCAGAATCTATGTCTTCTTCAATGCCTAGAACTACAAGCGAAGGTGTATCAGCAAGACCATTAGGGATTGGAGAACTTAAACCAACTATTAATAAGTTAGACAGAGCAGCATTAGGTATTCCAGAAACTCCTGTTGGAACAGAAGTTCGTGGTAATCTTGGTATAGAAGAGACACAAAAAGAGAAACTTCGTAGAGCACTTGAAGATGCTGCTGATAAACAAAAAGGAAGATTAGAGTTTTTAAGAGAAGCAGGAGAAATAGGTAAACCAAAAGAAGGCGCAACTCTGGATCAAAAAGATACAAAAGCAAAGATAGAAGCAGTAACCGCTGGAACTAAACTTGCTACCGAAGATCCTGCTGCTGCTGGTAAGTTCGTAACGAAGGATGCTATGGGTAAATATATTGCTGCTGTTTATGATGAGAACAAAGTAAGAGGAGCAAGGGCAAAATCCATTGGTGATTTGACGCAAACTATTATTAGAGAATATGCTGGTGATGCTATTAAGCAAAAGAAAGCAGTTGAGATACTTTCATCATTAGCAGCGTTAGATACAACCAGCAACAAAATAAACGGATAAGGAATAAACAATGGCTAAACCAGCGGACTTTACCCCAGCACAAGAAGAAGCATTAAAGAAAAAACTTAATACCCAAGACCTATCTTCTTTCTATGATGGTATGTCGGAAGAAGCATTTAGAAGATTAGCAGGTATGCCTCCTGCTGCTACTCCTGTTGTTGGTTCTGTTACTCCTCCTGCTACTCCTGTTGTTGGTTCTGTTGCTCCTCCAACTCCTATTAGAGTAAAGCAAACAGAAGCAGACGCAAGAATAGAGTCGCGCTTTGGTTCACAGATTCAACCAGAAAGCGGTATGCTTCCTCGTTTTTCTCCTAATGCTGCTACGTCTGGACAAGAACAACTTGATAAAGCATTAGAACAAAGAAGAATAGATATTGCTGCACGTTCTTTTACAGGTCCAGCAGAAACAAGATTATCAGCAGCACAAGCAGCAAAAGAAATATTTAAAGGAGAAAGACTTGCTGATATTCCAAGAACTCCTAGTGGTGAGTTAAGACCAAACTTCCTTCCACCAGAACTAGTAGAAAGACTTGTTGGAGATAATGTTGTCTCTGATGTATATGAGGCTATATATCCAAAAGTAATCGAAACAGCAGAACAAAAGAGAGCAAGAGATACACAGGCTTATGGAGCCACACAAACTTTCTTTAAGTCATTTAATGTTGGTCAGCCTCCAACAAAAGAAGAGTTTAAAAAAGTTTACAACTCTTATAGATATTATGGAGGAAAAGATCCAGAGAAGTTTTTAGAAAAACTTATGAAAAGAAGTGGAGCAGACAAAGTAGTAAGAGCAGCCTTTACTAAAACAGATGATACTGGACGAGTTGTTGAAAGTGGATTGACTACTGCTGGTAAAGTATTATCTACATCAGAAGCAGTCGCAACTGCTATTGCTGCTACTGGTGGTCAACTAGGAGGTTCAGTATTAGCAAATGCTAATATACCAAAAAACTTTACTGATAAACAAAGAGCCCAACTATTAGCAGAAAGACCAGAAATATCTTTTAGAAAAGAACTTAGAAAAGAAGTATCCAAAGGCACAGGTCTAATGGGTGCTGGTGCTGAGAACTTACCTATACTTGGTAAAAAGGTATTTGGAGCAGATAAAGATACACAAGAACTATTAAGTTATGTTGGTGGAACAGCAGGCTTTCTTGGTGGTCTTCTTATTCCTCTTGACCTTGGTGCTATTCAAGGTCTTTCTACCGCTGCTAAAACCTCTTCAACAACTGCTAAAATAGCAAAGGAGTTTGGGACAAGTGTAGGAACAGCGAGGGTTGTAGGTGCTGTTGGTGGAGGTATTGAAGGTGTTATAGATGCTTATAGAATAACAGGCCAAAGAACTGGTGGATTAAAAACAGTAACCAAAGAAATGGAGATTGCTACAAAGGCTTGGCTTAATAGTCCAACAGTTCGTAATGTAACCTCTACTACTATTAAGTTGGCTGCTGATGATGTTATCCAAGCAGCAGTTATAGCAGATAAAGAAGCAGGTAAAATAGCAGTTCAAAATAAAACTCCTTACGATCAGCAACCTTATATTGATGCATTAAAACAAAGGTTTGCTGATATTCAAGCAGCAGAAAGAACAGCAGGAACTAATCATCCAATCATAACCTATAAGACTTTTGAGGATTGGGTAGAAGCAGCAGAAGCAAAAGGCATTGACGTATTAAACTCTGCTGGTAAAAGAACAGAAGTATTAGGTAATCCTCCACCAAATATTCGTATTAAAGAAGTAGAGGACTCTGTTAAAACTACAAGCACAGGGAGAACATCAGTAGATTACTTTGATGAAGTTGCTGCTGGTGGAAGAAGCAATCTATATTATGATGCGTTTATCAACTCAATGGAACCAACATTACAATCTAAACTTCTTGCTGGTGGTTCAGTAAAAAGTGAAGAGTTCCTTGCAGCAGTAGATAACTATATAAATGATATTCGCCTTAAAGGTCAACAACTAGGTAAAACAAAAGCACAAATAGATGCGGAGATTGGTGCGTTAGAAACACAACTTAAAAGCAGAGGTATCAAACTTGAACCTAATAGAATAAGTGGAGCAACAAAAGGATTAACACCAACAATAAAAGGTGGGTTAATCAGCACACCAGATATAGAAAAAGCATTACAGAAAGCCTATGCTATTGATCTTGGAAGAAGAACCCTAAATGATTTTGCTTCTAGAACTGGTATCACAGGTCAAACAGTTAAAGTTGGTAATATTATATTATCACCCAGAGAAGCAGCGCAAGTAAGAAAGACGATTGAAGATAATAAAACTCTAAAAGCATTAAAAGAAAGATTAGAAAATAATAATGGTAATCCTGTTAATGTTACACCAGCAGAACTTAAAGAACTAAAAGATTACTTTATTACACCATTTACAAAAGATGCTGTTGTTACTGGTAATCTTATTAGTGGTGCAGATGAACTGCCACCTTCTTTGTTTCTTAAACCAACAGAAACATATTCTCCATTTCAAGCAGCACCAGCCATTAGAAGAATAGAAGCAAGTAAAGGTGGCTACCGAACAACTCCATTTCTTATATCAGCAGAGCAATATAATGACTTAATAAAAGCCGCACTTGCTTTGGAAGCATCACCAAAAATAACAACAAAGTCAACCCAACAAATAAGTAATATTGCTTCTACTCTTTCAGCAGCAGGAGATAAAGGAGCAGAACTTTCTTACTTTGTTCGTAATGTAATGACACCAAAAGATTTACAGGAATCTGGTTTAACCGCTATTCTTGTTGATACATTTAGAAAAGTTAAAGACGCACCACCTACTAAAAATCCAATAGCCAATAAAGTTATTGAAGAAGTTAATGCTAGGATGGGTGCTCTTGGAGAAAGATTTAAAGGTAAGATGCGTAGAAAGATGAACGTTGATAAGGTCAGTAGACCACAAGCGTTTGCCGATACTATGGTAGAAGAGTTTACACAAGAGGGTATTTACAAACCCGGAACATCAACAGGCGTTACCAAACCATTTGAGCAAGCCCCTGCTGGTGCTCCACTAGGTAATCCAGATATATTATTTAAGCAGAAGATGGGAGCATATGAAATGTATAGATCATATGTAGCCTCTATTTATGGTGGATACGAACAAGCCATTGACGCAGTAGCAACAACAGGACGCACACTTGAAATGGATAAGATGGCTATTGCTACCAAAGAAATGCGCGACCTTGTTACAGTTCTTATGCACGCAGAAGAAACAATCTTTAATAAGTCTTTTATACTTTTTAAGAAAGCAATAGAAGATGGAGATAATGTTGCTGCTCTAAATATTCTACAAAGATTACATATAGAACTTTCTGGTTATTCTATTCAGCAATCACTTACTAGATTATCTAAGGTTACCGAAGGTGATATTGCAAAACTATTAGAAGAAGCAACCAAAGATGCTAACAAAGGTGTAATAGAATATTTAAAGATAAATGGAGTATCAACAAAGGGAACAAGTAGAGAGATAGTATTAGATGGAAACTATATAGGAAATAATATTCCATTTTATTCTGGTAAAGGAAGTAGAGGTATTGATGAAGCATACAAGGCTGCTTCACAACAACCACCTTTATTTAAGCCAGAGAACTTTAAGGAAATGCTTATTGGAAACTATTATCTTCGTGCCCAAGCAAACATAGTTGATGATGTTTTATATAAAGCACAAGTAGATTTTCCAGAACTATTCCCCAACTCTTCCGTATTAATACAGATTGCCGAAGGAGATTGGGCTACTGTTCGTTCTTCATTGATTAAATCATTAGACGAAAGAGGTGCTGCTGGAACACTAACAGTAGATGAAGCAGCAGTATATTATGGAGGATTAAGAAAAGAGATTATTAGAACTGGTAGCACACGACTACCTCTATTTAGTGGAGCAGCAGTAGTAAATCCTCAAACTGCAAAACTCTCACAAGACCTTCTTATATCTGCTATTGAAGATAACGTTGCTCTTATCTCTGGTGGAGGTGGTAAAAGCAAAAGATATTTAAATACACTAACAGAGCACTTTAAAGAAGTAGCAAATATTAGTGGACCAGAAATCAAAAAACTATTACAAATGGGTTTGGATGAACTTGAATCTCCACCAGCATCTCTTTATAGTTCTATCTTTGATAGTCAAGCAAGAGCAGATGCTACTGCTTTATTCTATCAAACATCATTATCTAATATAAAGAACCAACTTAAATCTCCTTTCTCTGCTTCTGTTCAAGGTGTTGCAGAAAAAGTTGGAACTATTCCATTACTACAACAAGCACAGGCTTCATTAAAGAAGCCCTTGTTTAATGCTGTAAATATTAAGAAGGCAACTGAAACTATACAAGGACTTCAACTTTCTTCTGCCTCTGCTAAACTAGATCAGTTTGTTGGAAAGAACGGAAAACAAATCGCAGATGAAATAAGTGAGGCTGAACGCATACTTAAAAATGCTATTGATGAAGAAATATCACCAGCCGCTATGGAACTTGCTAAAAGAAAAGAAGCAATCCTTGATGATTTAGCAAAACAATCTGGTGATGTATTAGGCAGAAGAGTTATTATGGATACGATTGGAACTATCTATGATGGAACTTCTAACATAGCGAAAAATGGTTTGCTTGGTGGATTGATACTTCCAAACTTTAACTACGCAGTAGTCAATGCTTTAACAGGTCCATTTATTATAGCCCAAACTGTTGGTGTTAGAAGTGCCGCATCAGCACTTCGTATTCCAAACCCATTACTATTACGAGAAGGGAAGATTGTGGCTGCAATATCTCCTATTGATTTAGAAGTTCTTGATGTAATGAGATACGCTTATTCTTCTAATGTTGGAGTAGGCAAACTTTCGTGGAAAGCACCAGCAAATAAAGTAATACTTACAACACCAGACGGAACTATCTATACAACTGAAATGCTTGCGAAGTTAGTTAATGAAGGAGCATTAGGTAAATCACAAGGAGCCGCTGAACTATCAAATAGTTTGTTAGGTTCTTCATTAGATTGGGCTGGTAGAACTGGATTGTATGGTGATAAGAATAGTGTAATCAAAGCAGCAAGAAGAAACTTCTTTAACTATCAAGACCTTAATGTTTGGTCAACAGCAGCAAATACAGTAGACCAAACTTATCGTATGGGTGTTTTAGTTAAGGCTCTAAAAGAAGGCGAACCAATAGAGAACGCTACAAGATTAGCAAGAGAATCCTTATTCGACTATGGTAATCTAACAGATATAGAAGAGTCAATAGCCAAGGTTGTTTGGTTCTATCGCTTCAAGAGAAACAACTTCCGTTCAGTATTTACAGCATTAGCAACAGATCCAAAAGCATTGAAGTTTGCTTTCTCACAAGGACAAGGTTGGGAATATGTTTACAACTTTGGTGAGAAAGTATTAGGTCAAGATAAGAACGATGTTGATATGCGCTATGCTATGAAAGACTATTCAGAAGCAAGAGCCTTTATTGATTTAGTTGAAGACCCAGAGAATAAAAAAAGATATGCTATTTATGGTCCACCTATTCCAGCCATACAAGCAGTAGCAGAAATGACTGACTATGCTTCTATATTTTTAACTCCTTATGTTATGGCTGCTACTACTGATAAAGGATTGATAGCAGCCACAGGTGAGGTTGGATATGGTGCCTTTCAAGTTGCGGTAGAGAACGCTAATCCAATGCTACAAACTGCTGTTCTTGCTGGAACAGGTATGGATATTAGAAGAGGAGGACAAACTGCTTCTGATTATCTTGATCCTAAACTTGTTTGGTATATGCAACAGAACCCAGAACAATGGTATACCTTCACAACTTTATTCAATATTGAAGAAGTCCCATTAGAAGATGAGAAACCAGCAGTAGGTTATTACAATGGTCGTCAATGGAGAATAAAACAAAAGGATAGAACCGCAGCAAAGAACTGGCAGGTATGGCAATCTGGTTTACTAATGATTGGTGTTGGTAGAACAATGAGAGACTACGCACCAATACTAAATAAGTTTGGTGGAGAAAGAGGAAAAAGATTAGCAACAGTAGTAGTAGCACCAATGACTACATTACAGAAACCTAAACTTCCAAGAGCACCAGAAGGTAAAGTATCTCTTCCAGTTACATTAGAGACTGATGGGTTTGGAGTTGATTTTTGGAGAGCCGCTGGTGTAATCCAAGTTCAAGACGCACCATTGTTAGAAGAAGTCCAAAGAGCAAATAGATTAAAGGCAGCAGGAGAGATACGTTCTAAACCAGTTAAGACACAACAGATAGAGCAGTAGACAAATACAATACTAATAGGAGAAACTAATAATGGGCAAAGCATATATCATAAAACAGGCAGACACAGGGACAATCACAAGAACTTTAACCACAGCATTTCATACACCTGTGGCTATTGATTTAGCACCAGAGGTTTCACCAGATGGTAAGTCTCTTACCGTTACTGCTTATCCCTTTCATATATCAGCAGTATATATTCAAGTAGATTCTATTGCTGCTGGCGCAACTACACTAACACTTCGTATTTCTCCCGATTCTCTTGGCGATGAAATCTTTGTTCCAAATACTACCGCTACTCTTTCTACTGGATTTACTACTGCTACAAAAGGAGGCGTAGTTTACAAGGTTGATGTTGATGGTTTCTTATCTACCGACCAACTTTACTGGTCTGTTAGAACAGATGCTGGAACTGCCACTCTTCGTAACTTAAAGATTACATTTAGCAGACCAGAGTAAGGAGATAGTATATGCCCGGAGCACTTA